CTCTTTTTGTACCCTCCTTTTTTCTCTTTCTTCTCCGGATGAACGTGTCCATTTGCAACGAACGTGTTGTGATTTTAATACCTCTCTTCCCGTTCAGCATCTGGCTCAATGGCATTGGACGACTTCTACAAGACTGTGTCGGACAGGGACTACATCAAGGATTTGCCTGATGATGCTTTGAAAGACGGCATTTCCTCAGTTCTTGAAAACTACCCGGCGCACTTTCTTTCGGTCGAACAGTTTAAGCAGCTTGTTCGTTTCCAGTCAGAACCGTCCTCATTGACAACTACGACGCAACGTTACCGTCCCTTCGGCATGGCTTTCGATCCCGATCCTCTTGATCAGTTCGTTGCTGCTTCGATGAAACGATACGACCGCCGGCTTTACGATAGTCTCAAGGGCAAGACCAAACTACCTAAGCTCGGCCGCTGTCTCTTTTCGTTGTTGAAGTTCGCCAAACCGTTGAAGACGAGTCAAGCCATTAGAGAATACCCTGGGGGTTTCGACTGTTATCAGAAATCATTGCAAGAAGTTAGGCAGCTATTCAAGGGCAAGAAGTTCGCAACTCTACCTTTGTCGGACATGCACAAGCAAATTCCACTGAATACTGCCGCTGGTGTTCCATACTTTGCGAAGAAGCAAGATGTTTTGGAGGAGAACAAGTTAGCTACGATCCGTAACTACATTCACCTGACCACTGGCAAGAAGATTGAACAAGCACCTTGCATGCTTGGTGTCCGTGGCCATCTGTCTGATCTCTCCCTCATCAAGACCCGACCGATTTGGATCAATTCTTTCGACAACATCACTCTTGAGAACATCCTTTTCAGAAACATCTACTCCTTCACATTCAGTGACCCTGATTTCCAAAAATTACTCCTGACTGGACCCAGTACGATTCGTCGCCTTCGTGACTTCCTTTCACTTCCGCATTCATTTCCTTTTGTGAACCTCGACTTTTCATCTTTTGACTCATGGTCGTGCCGCTTCGCTGGTCGAGACATCTTAATGGTGCTCAAAGAAGTCATCGATTTCAAGGATGGAGAAGAAGGTGTTTTCAACTACGTCTGCAAGCAATTCCTCGATTCAATCTTGGTGCTACCAGATGGTTCTGCAGTTCAGAAACATTCCGGCACTTGTACTGGATCTCTGCTCACTGCTTTGTTCAACTCACTTCTCAACTTCGTCGTCCTGAAGACGTGTTTCAAAATTTTGGCTCAAGATCGGCTTGTTTTCAATCTCCGCATCCTTGGTGACGACGCAGCCTTCTACTGTGGCTTTGACGACTTGCACGGTTTCCTTGCTCGGCTTTCTCGGCTTTGTTCGGATTTGTTTGGTTTAACCTTGAATCCAGACAAGTGCATCGTCACTGCTGCTCATGAACCCGTTGAACATCGAAAGTTCATAGGCTACCAGATTAGAGGCAGTCAGCTGTATCGACCTGTACGAGAGTTCTTCTACTCCGTTCTCTACGCTGAGCACTCTGTCAACGATCTGTCTACGTCATTTTCGAGAGTCATAGCCTACTATCTTCTTGGTGGCATGGCGCATCCTCAATTCACCTCGTTTGTTGAAGCTTATCTAGGTCACTACTACGATCACCTCAGCGTTGCCGGCAATTTGTTGGACGAGTCGGTTTTTCGTGCTGGTAACCTTCGCGTAATCAAGCATGTTTTCCAGCTCCAAGTCGAGGATCTCATCGGCGACGGCCTTACCGTGGACAAGTTTCGCACCTGGGACATCCTGGATCTTGCGTATCGTTTCACTCTTGGCGACCGCTTGCCTTACGGCTAACAGTCGTAACTTTACATAAAG